TACGAAAACTTAATGACTGAAGATAACAAGTTTATTGTTGTATAATGGCTAAAATAGTAGGTACTTCAAGGGTTTTAAAAAAAATTAGAGGCATTTCAAGGCAAACTGATTTAGAAGTTAGGTCTGCTATTCAAAGAAATGCACAAAACTTGTTAGATTTAGCGGTTAGGTCTGCACCTGTTGATACAGGAAGTTTAAGGGATAGTGGTAATCTTGATACAAAAACTAATCCATATGTAGGTAGAGTTTATTTTGGTGGTTTATTAGCACCTTATGCACCTTATGTGGAGTTTGGTACAGGTTCAGGATTTGCAACAGACCCAAGTTTTGTTCAATATGCTTCACAATTTATTAAAGGGCCAGGAAGAAATGCAGACCCTCAACCATTCTTAATTCCAGCATTTGTTTTTTATAAAAAAATATTTTTAAACGATATAAGAAAAATTGCTAAAAAGATTAGTAAATAAATCGTAAATTTGTGGAATGAAAGATGTCGGAGAACTAATTAGAAAGAAACTCTATGAGAGGTTAAGCGGTGCAATCGTTATAGACCTACAAGAAGTTCCAGTATTTGATTCGGCATCAGTATTAGCAGCAGCGACTGAACCTTATATTTTGCTTTCTACTTTTTTTTCTACGGAAATATTAGAGGGCAGTAAACAAGCATATGGTCAAGAAGTGAGCGTTTTAATTGAGGTGGGTACAAGGTTTGACAACTCTTTTGGTGGTAAATTACTTTCAGATAGAATATCAAACGAAGTAATGGAATTGGTTAGAACAAGGCAGGATGGTTATTTGGATTTATTACCTGATTGGTATGTAATCAGAACACTAATGGAGAGTACAAATACACTTGAACAACTGGTAGATACAGGCGTTTTAGTGCGAAGATTAATTAGATTTACATTTAAATTACAACAAGGCATATGAGCGTATTAAACGGTTCGGATATATTACTTTATGATGCAGATACTAACTTTCCTTTGATGTGTCAAACGAATTTAAGTATTACATTAAACGATGCTATGATAGATGCTACTTGCAAGCAATCAGGCGGATATTTGGTAAACTTACCAGGCTTAAGGGATTTTGCTTTTACGGCAGATGCTTTAGTTGATTTTAATGAAGGTGGAAGCGATTTAGGTATTACAACTTTATTTGCTGCTTACGATGCAAGAACACCAATTAACATACTAATATCAAACCCTATAATTCCACAAGGATATTATGTAGGTTTAACTTATATTAATAGTATAGAAGTAAACGCTCCTATGGAAGATATTACAACTTATACTGTATCTTTTAGCGGAACTTACACAATAACAGATTAATTAACTTTTAAATAAAAATAATATGGCAGTTTACAACGGCACGGCGCAAATCTTAAAAATGGATGGTACGCAATTAGCAGAATTAACAAATGTGACTATGTCTATGAATCAGGATGTTTTCGAAACTACTTCAAAAGAAAGTGGTGCTTGGAAAGAAATTATGCCAGGTTTAAGAGACATTACTTATTCAGCAGAAGGTCTTGCGGACTTTGTTGCAGCGAATAAAGATTTAGCAGATATTTTTGCTGCTTATAGTGCTAACCCTCCAGCATTAGTTGCTATTGTTTGGACAAATAATATTGTAGGTAATAAATCAGTTTCTCAAAGTGCTTACATTACTTCTTGCGAAGTTTCAGCACCTATGGAAGATGTAGTTACTTATTCTATTGAGTTTGCAGGAACAGGAACACCTACATTTACTACAATCGTATAATTAAAACAAACAGACTATGACAGGTATAATAGAAGTTACTCTCAATGGAGAAGTGAAGCAATTGAAATTTGGTAATTACTCTTTAGAGCAATACACTAAAGTTACAGGTGCTGATATAGGTACAGTTAAAGAAATCACAGAAGATTATACGCAGCTTGATATGATAGCTGATATAGTTTACTGTGGTTTGTTTGGTGCTTGTAGAGCAAATAAAAAAGTAGTAGATTTTACTATTGAAGATGTTCAATCTTGGGCTGATTCTATTAACTATGTAGACCAATTAAAGGTTATTAGAGAGTTTATGGCTTGTGTAGTAGTGATGACCGAACAAATGGTTGATGCTATGAAAGCAATGAGTGCAGAGGATTCTAATGGCGAAAAAAAAAGCTAACTTGGGAGAACTTATTAGATAACGCAGTTACTAATTTAGGTTTAAAGCCAAGTGAATTTTGGGAGATGACTCTTATGGATTACATAAGATATGTTATTCATATTTCTACAAAGGAAGCTAACGAATGGGATAGAACAAGAGTGTTAATGAGTTACATTTTAAACACTCAAGTAGAGAAGAAAAACCAAAAGAAACCAAAAGACATTATTCCATTGTGGATTGACAAGTATAGGATTCTTCAAAAGAAACCAGCAAAACTACCAACTAAAGAAGAAAAGGAAGAATTACTTAAAAAAGTAAACAATGGCTAATGAAGAAATAGTAGTCCAACTACGAGCAGAGATACAAGGGTTTAAAACACAATTACAACAGGCTACTGATGCTATTGGTAAATTTACTCAAGAAGCATCTGATAAGTTAAAACAACCTATTAATCCAATGAATCAGCTTTCAAGTTCTGTTATGAACTTGGCTACTGGTTATATAAGTCTTCAAGCAGCAGTACAATTAGTAGGTAAAGCATTCAATCAATCATTAAGATTAGATGCCGTTAAATCTGCTCTTACCGCAGTTTTAGGTTCTACTGAATTAGCCGATGCAAAATTACAAGAAATTTCACAATCTGCTGATAATTTAGGATTAAACTTTTTAGACCTAGCAACTTCTTATAAGAATTTCGCAGCAGCAGCACTATCTTCAAATCAAACTTTAGGCGATACCGATAAAATATTTAATTCAGTTACAAAAGCAGCAGCAGTTTTAAAACTATCTGCGGAAGATGTAAAAGGAACTTTAAATGCTTTAGGTCAAATGTTTTCAAAAGGTCAAGTATCTGCTGAAGAATTAAGACAACAATTAGGCGAAAGATTACCTGGTGCGGTAGCATTAATGGCTGCTGGATTAGGTGTTAGTACAAAGGCATTAAATAAAATGCTTGAGCAAGGGCAAATAACTACTGCTGCGGTTGTTAAATTAGCAGGTCAATTAGACCTTGCATATGGTAATAATATAACTGGTAAAGTAGATACATTACAATCAAGTGTTGAAAGGTTAAATAATACATTTACAAAAGGTGTTGATGCAGGTGGTTTAGGTAAGTTTTTTAAATTTTGGATTGATGGTATAAATCAAATAATCGAAACTTTAGAACACGCTTATCTTGCAGTTACAAATTTTGGTAAATCATTTGCAGCAATTGAATTTGAAGCTAAATTTAAGAGTTACACAGCTTTAATCAAAAAGATTAATTCTACTCCAATTGCACCTGAATCAGACCAAAAATTATTAATATTACAACAAGGTTTAGTCACTGCTGCTTTGGACAAAACTGTCCATATGATAAATTTAGCAAGGGATGCTTATGGAGAAAACTCTAAAGTAGTTACTGGTCTAAATAAAACATATGATAATCTTTCAGTTACATTAAAAAAAATAAGTGGATTAATTAAACCAGTAGATGATATAATTTCTGCTAATAATTTAGATACAATTAAGGGTTTAACTGATGAAATTAAAAAAGTTAAAACTGAATTAGATTTAATACCTAAAGGACAACAATTAATAACCAAACAAACAGGACTTGATAATTTAGTTGAGCAATTAAAACAACTTAAATTCTATGCTGAAGGAGTAGACCCTAATTCATTAATTAGTATAAATTCTCAAATTGCTGCGTTAAATGATGAAGCATCTAAATTACCTATTACAAGTAAAAGATTAGAAGAAATAAACGCACAATTAGTAAAATTAGGTGGTAAAAAAACTGCTTTAGAAGATGCGTTAAAAGCACCTCCAGCAGGAGAGCTACAAAGATACCAACAAGAAATACAAAGAATACAATTATTACAAGAAGCAACTTGGGATACGGAACAAATAACCGCTTATGCCAATATGATTAAAAGGTTGCAAGATAATTTAGCAGGATTAACTGCGGTTACATATACAAACGCTCAAGCATTTACTTCAATATGGCAGTCTACTTTTGCTACATTTGTAGCAGGTACTCAATACGCATTTGAACAAGCATTATTTACAGGTCAAAACTTTACTCAAAACTTTAAGGAAATATTTTTTGCAATGATGAAATCAATGATAGCTAAATTAG